ATATGTACTTATCGCAGACACTTCTCATGGCGTCGGAAAAGATTATTCTGCGTTTACTATCATAAATGTTACCTCAATACCATATAAAGTTGTGGCTAAGTTTAGAAGCAATGAAATATCACCTATGATGTATCCAGAAATCATACAAAGATGCGCACATTATTATAATGACGCATTTGTGGTTCCGGAAACTAATGATGTCGGACAAATGGTTGCTGAGGCATTACATAATGATTTGGAATATGAAAACATAATTTCTACAACATTGAAGGGTCGAGCTGGTCAAAAGATATCAGGAGGATTTGTTGGGCGGTCAAACTTTGGTGTCAGAATGACCAAACAAATAAAAAGAATAGGATGTTCCAATCTGAAGGATATGATTGAAGATAATAAACTAATCGTTCAAGATTTTGACATTATAGAAGAACTTTCTAAATTTATTTCTAAAAAACAATCATATGAAGCTGAAGAAGGATATCATGACGATTTAGTTATGACATTGGTTATATTTGGATGGTTGATAAGGCAATCGTATTTTACAGAGTTTACCAATACAGACCTTAGAGCTAGGATGGCAAAAGAGAAATATGCTGATCTTATGAACGACCTCTTGCCTGCTGGATTTATAGATAATGGTATGGAATCAGTAAACTTAGATAGTAATAATGATATGGATGAGTTTTCCTATGGAAACATTGGACCTTTGGATACTGAGTTCTAAAAAATTCCTTTTTATAAATAAATCATGATTGAAGTATAAAATTTTAAAAGGGGGATATACCATGCCATTTCAAGTTTCTCCAGGAGTAAATGTATCTGAAATCGATCTAACTACAGTTATTCCTGCTGTAAGCACTACAGAAGGTGCTATCGCTGGTCATTTCCGTTGGGGCCCAGTTCAAAAAAGAGTTCTAATTGATAGTGAAGACTCTTTGGTAAAGCAGTTTTTCTCTCCAACTGCAAACACAGCCGCTGATTTCTTCGTAGCCGCAAGCTTCTTGAGCTATGGCAACAGACTATATGTTGTTCGTGTAATCAATGAGGCAAATACATCAGCATCGGCTGGAGTAAAGACAACTTCAACTCAAGTAGGAAAGAATGCTGTTGCAGCAGCAAACTCAAAAAACACTGTTATAAGAAGCATTGACGATTATGAGAACAACTATGCTCCATCAACAGGAACAGGCTCTGCTATTTCTGGAGTTGGTAACTGGATCGCAAAATATCCTGGTCAAGTAGGTAACTCACTTCGCGTTTCCATATGCGCATCCACAAATGCATATCAAAGCTCTCTATCCGGAAACTTTACATTCACAAACAACAGCGTTAGTGTAACTGCTGCAAACTCAGCTTCTGCTGCTCTATTAACTGCTGGTGACTTAATACTTGGTGGACCAGACAAAGTACCACTGACAGTAGCTTCTGTTTCCGCTGCAACCGTAACTCTAAAGACAAAGTATGTTGGTAACACAGTAACAATTTCTGCACCAACTCGCCGTTGGGAATTCCATGGATTCTTTGATGCTGCCCCGGGCACATCACCATATGCATCGGTTATAAGTGGATCAAATGATGAAATGCACATTGTAGTGGCTGACGAAGATGGTGAGTTTAGTGGATCTGCAAATACAGTTCTTGAAAAATTCAATTCTGTTTCTAAAGCCCTTGATGCTAAAACACCAGATGGTGGATCAAATTTCTACCGTAATGTAATCAATACTCAATCACAGTATCTTTGGTTTGCGGCTCATCCAAGCGCAATTACTCATGCAGGTAAAAACGCATCAGGTATCAACTTTCTTGGTGGACAACAGAGAGCCCCAATCAATGACTCATTGAGATTTGGGCGTGATGGTCAGCCACCAAGAGACGCGGATTATATTGTTGGTTACGATAAATTTGCTTCTGCGGAAGACGTTGATGTTTCATTAGTATTGGCTGGCGATTCCAATCAAACTCGCGTTCTACACATCATCAATAATATTGCTGAAAAACGCAAAGATTGTATTGCAGTTATTTCACCACTTAAATCTAATGTTGTTAATAACTCTAGCTATGTTGATAAAGAAGTAGATGATTCTATTACTTTCCGTAATCTTTTGCCTTCATCTTCTTATGCTGTGATGGATAGCGGTTACAAATACATCTACGACAAGTACAACGACATCTATCGCTATGTTGCTCTGAACGGTGACACAGCAGGATTGATGGTACGTACTGACACAGAACGCGATCCATGGTATTCACCAGCGGGTTTCAATCGTGGTCAGGTGAAAAATGTGATCAAACTTGCTTTCAATCCGAGAAAGTCTGCTAGAGATTCATTGTACAAGGCTGGCATCAATCCAGTAACAACATTCCCAGGTCAGGGTACTGTTCTCTTTGGCGATAAAACTCTATTAGCAAAACCAAGCGCATTCGACAGAATCAACGTCCGTCGTTTGTTCATTGTGCTTGAAAAGGCAATATCTACAGCAGCTAAGTTCTCGTTGTTTGAATTCAATGATGAGTTTACTCGCGCACAGTTCAGAAATCTTGTAGAACCATTCCTGCGTGACGTTCAGGGTCGTCGTGGTATTTTCGATTTCCGTGTTGTGTGTGATGATACAAATAATACAGGCACAGTGATCGATAGAAACGAATTCATTGGAGACATTTATGTCAAACCAGCACGTTCGATTAACTTCATTCAGTTGAATTTCATAGCAGTTAGAACTGGTGTAGAATTCAGTGAAGTTGTCGGAAATTTCTGAAAATAAAATTTACTAATGCGGCTAAAAACAGATCGAAAGAAACTAGAAAATTAATTAGTGATAATTCTAAAAGGTTGCAAGAAGAAGGTAAGATTGGTATGCGCGGGAAGAAACATTCTGAAGAAACAAAAGCCAAAATGAGGGTCTCCGCTATGGTTCGTATTAGTATAAATATAAAGGAAAGGGAGTATAACTATGGCATTTAATATCTCCGAATTTGCAGCAGCTGGTTTACCCCTTGGTGGTGCAAGATCTTCGCTGTTTAGTGTAATCATCGATACACCATCAGGAGTTCCAAACATCGGAGCAAGATCAGCATTCACTTGTAAATCCGCTCAAATTCCAGCAAGCACACTATCAACTATACCAATTAGGTATTTTGGTCGTGAAGTAAAATTTGCTGGAACAAGAACTTTTGCACCATGGACAGTTACAATTTTAAATGATGAAGATTTTGCAATTCGTGAGGCTCTTGAAACTTGGAGCAATAATATCAATAGACACGAAGCAAATCTTCGTGATACTGCTCTTGCCACGAACGTTGCATATCGCACTACAGCAACTGTAACACAATATAGCAAAACTGGTGTTCCAATCCGTACATATGAATTCGTGAATTTATTTCCTACAGATATCGCAGCAATTGAACTGAGTTGGGACAACTCAGATGCTATTCAAGAATACTCAGTTACTTTTGAGTATGACTATTGGCGTATTGTAGCCCCAACAACGACTGGCACTATTGCTGTATAATTATAATAATTAATACTATAATAATGCTTGGAGGGAGAGTAAAATCTCCCTCTTTTCTTTTTTGTCTTCATGCGAAATACTATATAAATAGTACGAAATAGATAAAACAAGAGAGAGATAATATTATGGCAATAGAGCTTTTTGGATATAGAATAGGTAAGGTAGCTGATGAGAAGAAGGAAGCTGAACAGATTCCTTCTTTTGTGCCACCATCAAGCAATGATGGCTCTATTGAAATAGCACCTGGCGGATCATACGGCACATTTATTGATCTAGAAGGACAAGCAAAAAATGAAACACAATTAGTCACAAAATATCGCGAACTTGCCACACAGTTTGAAGTAGATAATGCAATAGAAGAAGTCGTAAACGAAGCAATCATACGCGAAGATTATAAGTCTATTATAGAAATCAATCTAGATCAATTGAATGTTCCGGAAAGAGTAAAAAGTAAAATCCGCGAAGAATTCAAAACTGTTATGAGACTTCTTGATTTTAATACTATGGCATATGATTTGTTTCGTCGTTGGTATATTGATGGTCGTCTGTATTATCATATGATGATTGACATAAAAAAGCCGCGAGATGGAATCAAAGAACTAAGATATATTGATCCTCGCAGAATTCGTAAAGTTCGTGAACCAGAAAAAAAACTTGAGAGTGGCCATTCGAGTGGCCATTTGAACATGGGAGTAGTTCCGGCTTACAAGGAATATTACATTTATATGCCAACTGGAGTTACATCCGGCATAACTGGAACACAAGGAATGAAAATTTCAAAAGATGCAATTGCATATGTTCATTCTGGATTATTAGATCAGAGAAATAAACTTGTTCTATCTCATATACACACATCAATAAAGCCTATGAATCAGTTGCGTATGCTTGAAGATGCTGTAGTCATTTATCGTTTGGCTCGCGCACCAGAACGTCGTATTTTTTATATTGACGTTGGTAATCTACCAAAGATAAAAGCAGAACAGTATATTCGTGATATGATGATTAAGCACAAAAATAGATTAGTCTATGATGCTACAACAGGCGAAGTCCGTGATGATCGTAAGTTTATGTGTTATGCTCTTGAAACGAAAATTCCACTACTCGATGGAAGAACACTATCTCTTCAAGAGTTGATGAATGAATATGAAAGCGGTAAGAAGAATTGGGTATATTCGGTCGATCCTATGACTGGTAAATTTGTTCCCGGGCCAGTATCTTGGGCGGGAATTACCAAAAAGGATTCACAAGTTGTTAGGGTCACATTTGATAATGGAAAGAGCGTCGTTTGTACTCCTGATCATAAATTCCCTGTTTGGGGAAAGGGATTTGTCGAAGCTAAAGATCTTGTTGGGGAATCTATAATTCCAGGCTATCGTAGAATGAAGACGATGTTTGGCGATTCTGAATATGAACAGATTTTCAAAAACGACACAAAATCTTGGGAATATACTCATCGCGAAGTTGCGCGATGGAAAGACGAAAATAATATCCGCGAAGAAAAACTTCATAGAGAAGAATACAAGGCTTCTTCGAAAAATACAATACATCATATTGATTACCATCGCACAAATAATTCACCATCAAACCTAGTGATGATGAATCGCGACGATCACATGAAATTTCATCGTGATTGTGCCAAATATGGTTTCGGTGGCAGGGTCAATAAAAGCGATGACTTTACTCCTATTTGGAGACAGAGAATTTCGGAAAAAAGAATAGGAAAGGTTCAACACTTCAAAACTTGGAAAATATCTAAGCCTGATGGATCGCAAGAAATTGTAGAAAATCTTAACGAATACTGTCGTCAAAATAATTTGAATCGATCCAACAGAAAAGTTAATCATTCTAGAGGCCATACGGCAAAAATCCTTAGAAATCATAAGGCCATTTCGGTAGAATGGCTCGATGAAAGGATTGATGTTGGATGTATAACTGTTGACTTGGAAGAAACATATCATAGCCATCACACCTATCTATTGGATGCTGGCGTATATACTAAGAATACAATGCTTGAAGACTTTTGGCTTCCTCGTCGTGAGGGCGGTAGAGGAACAGAAATTACAACTTTACCGGGTGGCCAAAACTTAGGTGAAATGGAAGACGTAGAATATTTTCGCCGCAAACTATATAAAGCTTTAAAAGTTCCCATCGCTCGTATGCAAAGTGATAATTCGTATAACTTTGGCAGAACAGGCGAAATAACAAGAGACGAAATAAAGTTTTCAAAGTTCATAGATAGATTGAGAACAAGATTCAATCATCTATTTGATGTTGTTCTTGAAACACAATTAATTCTACGCGGTATAATGACTCGCGCAGAATGGAAAGAAATGAAACAGTACATTCATTATGATTATCAACGAGATAATTATTAT